CAGATTGTATATATTGCTTCTAATGTAAATAATAAGAGTTCAAGTCCGGACTCGCAGTCAAAACCGGACCTTTGTAGTGTAGTTGACACTCAAAATCAACTAGCAACGGATGTTGCGATGGTCTCCCAATCTGGTCAGTTTACCAAGACCAGCTTGGGCCCCCTTTCTGAGAAACATCAGCAAACGATGTTTTCTGACTTCAATTCACTGTCCACGACCGTAGAGTCTGGGTATGATCCTAGTTTCGATATGGCAACAACAGATGATGTGTCTTTAGCCGAGTTCTTTGCTCGGCCAGTTAAGATACGTGAATTGACATGGGCTGTTGGTGCCCCATTAACAACAGTTCTCGAACCCGTTTGGCGAGAGTGGATGGATGACAAACGTATCTGTAATCGTCTTAATAATTACAAGAATTTTCGTGGTGATTTGCATATCAAATTTGTTCTTAATGGCAATCAATTCTATTGGGGTCGTGCTATAGCAGCTTATGAACCATTTGTGACTGATTTTGGATCAGCTGACAATGCGAACCAGCTATCCACTATGCCACACGTGTATCTTGACCCGAGCACATCAACGGGTGGTGAGATACATGTACCGTTTGTCTTTCCTTTTAACGCATATGATATGACTGATGCTGCTCTTGGCCTTGCATTGGGCCAGATGCATATCACCTCCATTGTTGATTTGCAGCATGCAACGGGGACAGATCCAATAACTATTACCGTGTATGCTTGGTGCACAAATGTCGTGCTCTCGGCACCTACTACCCAGAATGTTGGATTTCTGGTGGCCCAGTCCGGCAAAGGAAAGGCCAAGGCTGGAGCTGAGTATGGTACAGGACCCATTAGTAGGCCAGCGTCAATAATTGCATCTATGGCTGGCAGATTGAAGGATGTGCCTGTTATAGGTAAGTATGCTATGGCCACTGGTATGGTGGCATCATCAGTGGGTAAGGTTGCGGCATTGTTTGGCTATTCCAGGCCAGCTGTAATCTCTGAACCATGTCTAAATTCCCCCCTTCCACAAGGCAATTTTGCAAATATTGACGCGCCAGACACTTCACGACGTTTGGCTCTTACTAGCAAGCAAGAGGTCACTATTGATCCTTCGGTGGTTGGTGTAGGTAATGGTGTTGATGAGATGGCTATTGATTATTTGAATGCCAAGGAATCTCTGTTGGCTAGTTTCATTTGGAATAAATCCAACAGCCCAGGGGACCATTTATTTTCCTGTAGGGTCAATCCATCAATGTACACATTCACCACCATCAATGGCCCAATACAGTTGACACCTTTAGGCTTGGCTGCATTGCCATTCCGCTTTTGGACTGGTTCTATTACGTACAGGTTCCAAGTAGTTGCATCTGG